AGCAGGAACCGAGGTCTCGGCCGAACGACGAGGCGCGAAAGCGTGCGACATTCGTGCAGGTCGCTGCGGATGGCGCGATTCGTGGGCCGGAATTGCCGCAGGGCTTTGCGTGGCACCAGAGGACGGTCGAATGGTGGCAGACCTGGCGGGTTTCGGCGCAGGCGCAGCGGTTCCTGCCCACCGACTGGGATGTTCTGCTGGAGACGGCGGTTCTGCATTCGGCCTTCTGGGAGGGCGATGCCTCGGTGGCTGCCGAGCTGCGGCTGAGGGTGGCGAAGTTCGGCGCCACGATGGAGGACCGGATGCGGCTGCGTATCGAGGCCACAGGCAGTGACGGCGTCTCGACGGCGAAACCGAAGCCGGCGGCACGGTCGTCGGCACGCAAGGCGCGGCTTCTCAAGGCCGTGGATGGCTAGGCCGAAGTTCCTGTCGCTCGGCTGGGCGTTGATCGACTGGATCGAGACGTTCTGCGTGCATGGCCCCGGAGATGTGGAGGGTCAGCCCGTCGAACTCGACGACGAGTTCGCCGCGTTCATTCTCAGGGCGTACGAGGTCAATCCGGATGGGTCCCGCAGGAAGCGCCGCGGTGTGATCTCGCGGCCGAAGGGCCGGGCGAAGTCCGAATTGGCGGCGTTCCTGGGGATCGCCGAGGCGCTGGGGCCGGTGCGCTTCTCGCACTTCGCCAAACGCGGCGAGGTCAGTGACTGGGGGTACCGGTATTCCGCGGGTGAGCCGGTGGGTGTGCCGGTGCGGCGTCCGGAGATCCTATGCTTCGCCACCGAGTTGGGCCAGGCCGGGAACACCTACGATGCGATGCGCTACATGCTCGACCCTGAGACGTGCGCCCCGGTGCTGTTGGACACTTTTGGCCGCATCGACGTCGGGCTTACCCGCATCAACATCCCCGGCGGCGGGACGATAACTCCTGAGGCGGCTGCGGATTCTTCGGCGGATGGCCGCAAGACAACGTTCGCGGTGTGTGACGAGTCGCATCTGTGGACGCTGCCGCGGATGAAGCGGCTGCACCAGGTGGTGCTGCGTAATCTGCTCAAGCGCAAGATCGCGTCCGGCTGGATGCTGGAGACGACCACGATGTTTGCGCCCGGTGAGCAGTCGGTGGCGGAAGGGACGTTCGAGTTCCACCGGGCGATTGTGGAGGGCAGGGCTTCCGATCTGGGGCTGCTGTTCGATCACAAGGAGACCCCGGCGAAGTTCGACGTTCGCAAGCCGAAGGATCGACTGGCCGGTCTGAAGTGGGTTTATGGCCCGGCCGCCGACTGGATGGATTTGCAGGCGATCGCCGATTCCTACGATGACCCGCAGACCTCCCCGGCCGAGTGGGAGCGGTACTGGTTTAACCGGCCGCGCAGTCTGCAGGGCCAGTGGTTGTCGCAACTGGACTGGGATCTGTGCAACGCCGGCGCCCCGATCCCTGACGGTGCGGCGGTCGTGCTGGGCCTGGACGCCTCGCTGTCCGATGACTCGACGGCGCTGGTCGCGGTCAGTGTCGACGACCTTCCGCACGTTCACCTTGTGGGGCTGTGGGAGCGCCCGCCGGACGCCTCTGACTGGACGGTCGATATCGGTGCGGTCGAGGAGGCAGTGCGGGTGGCGGCGATGCGATGGAAGGTGCTTGAGGTCGCCTGTGATCCGTTCGTGCTGAATCGCAGCATGGAGGTGCTGGCAGCCGACGGTCTGCCGGTGACCGAATTCCGGCAGTCGGCACAGCGGATGACTCCCGCAACGCAGCGGGTCACAGCACTGGTCCGCACCCACCAGATGCGCCACGACGGAGACGCCCGGCTGGCCCGCCACGTCTCGAACGCTGTTCTGCGGGAGGATTCCCGCGGCGTACGACTGGTCAAGGAGCAGCCGCGCTCACCCCGCAAGATCGACGCGGCGGTGGCCATGGTGATGGCGGTCGACCGGGCGCAGTGGCACCGCGACAACGACGTCTCGTATGACGTGATGGATTCGATCCTCTAGGAGATCTCGATGCTGACGACCGTGCTGGAGATCGCCGGGGTCGCTTTGTTGTGCGCGGCGGCCGTGGTGCTGCTCGGCTTGGCCGGCGCCCTGGCGGCCGGCGGGGCTGTGTCGCTGCTGGCGGCGTGGATTCTGGAGCGCCGATGAGTCTGCTGTTCGGGCGGTCGGCCCGTTCCCTGACCCTGGGCGATGTGGGGGTGCGCCCCCGTTCGTCGAAACCGATGACGAAGGTGAGCCGTGATTCGTCGTTGCGTTCAAGTGTGAAATGGGCGTGCCTGCGTCTGCGCGCGGACCTGATCTCGACCACACCTGTGGACGTTTACAAGGAACGCGACGGGATCCTGGTGGCCGGCGACACCCCCGCGGTGCTGCGTTCCCCCGATGGGCAGCGAGACATATCCGAGTGGCTGTACTCCTCGCAGTTCGACCTCGACGAGTGTGGCAACGCGGTAGGGCTGATCACTGCCCGCGACCGTCTGGGTTACCCGGCGCGCATCGAGCTGGTTGACGCCGGCTCGGTGGTGCTGCGCCAGGTCGGCGGGAAGTTGCAGTGGCGGGTCGACAACGAGATCGTCGACCCGGCCGACCTGTGGCACGAGCGGCAGTTCAGCGTGTCCGGGTCGCCACTGGGGCTGTCCCCGACCGCGTATGCGGCGTTGAGCCTGACCGGCGGTCTGAGCGCCGCGGAGTTCGCGGCGTCGTGGTTCTCGGGCCAGGCGATCCCGGCAGCACATCTGCGCAACGCCGAGAAGCGACTCAACAAGGCCGAGGCCGCCGACGTCAAGCAGGCATTCTTGGACACGGTGAGCACCGGGGACGTGTTCGTGACCGGATCCGACTGGGAGTACTCAGTGCTGGGCGCGAAGGCGTCGGAGAGCGCGTTCATCGACATGCTGAAGTCCAGCGCGCAGGATCTGTGCCGCTTCTACGGTGTGCCCGGTGATGCGGTCGATGTGGAGTCGACGTCGGGTTCGATCACGTATGCGAATGTCACCCAACGTAACCTGCAACTGCTCATCCACAATCTGGGTCCGGCGTTCACCCGCCGCGAGCGCACGTTCACCGCGAACCTGACCCCGCGTGGGCAGGTGGTGAAGTTCAACACCGACGCGATGCTGCGCATGGACCCGGCGGGCCGGGCCGATCTGCAGTCGAAGGCGATCGAGATGCGCCGCATGACTGTCACCGAGGCCCGCGCGCTGGAGAACCAGCCGCCGCTGACCGCCGAGCAGGAAGCCGAGTTCGCACGCCTGTTTCCCACCCGTGCGCAGACACAAGGAGTCAACCCGTGATCGAGTTCCGTGAGGCCGCGCTGGCCCGTTCCCGAGGTGTCGAGCAGTTGTCGCACCGGCCGTCGCAGCGCCGCTGCTCTCAGGACGTCGACGCCCGCGCCGTGATGCGCGCACCGCTGGCGACCGTCGACATCCGCGAGCAGGCCGAAGGCGACGGGCTGCACTTCGCCGGTGTCGCCTCGGCCACGGAACGGTCCTACGAGATGTGGGACATGTTCGGCCCGTACACCGAGATCGTGTCGCATGACGCCTTCGATGTGACGCTGGCCCGTGAGGACCTCGACGTTCCGTTGGTCCTGGACCACAACCAGATGCGCCGTATCGCCCGCACCACGCTGGGCACCCTACGACTGTCGATGACCGAACCGGGTCTGACCGTCGATGCGGACCTGGACCGCCTCGACCTGGACGTGCAGTACATCGAACCGAAGTTGCGCGCCGGGCTGATCGACGAGATGTCGTTCGCGTTCCGCATCACGTCTGGGCAGTGGTCCCCGGACTACACCGAGTATCGCATCACCGAGGTGGACATCCACCGAGGCGATGTGGCCATCGTCGGGTGGGGCGCCAACCCCCACACGACCGCTGAACTCCGCCACGCCGGCCCCCGCCGGGGGTCTGTGGCGGCCTACCTGGACGCCGTCATCGCGGCTCCCAGGTAGAACCATCCGACCCACGCGAGAGGGCCACCGCACCCGTGCGCTGCGTACCCCGCCTGCAGGTCACCCCAACCACAACCGATCCGAAAGGAATGTCGTCATGGTGACGATGAAGGAACTGATCGCGCGTGCCCAGCAGAAGCTGGACGTCGCGATCGCCGCGCGGGGTGAGAAGCAGGCTGCCCTGCTCGACCTGCGCGACAAGATCGAGAACGGTGACGAGTCCGTCACCCGCGAGATGATCGCCGCGCTGGCCGCGGAGCGTGACGGCCTCGACGCCGAGGTCCGGACCCTCCAGGCCGAGTGTGACGAGCTGATCGCCGAAGCCAAGCGTGACGCGGAGATCGCCGAGCTGCGTGAGCAGCACGTGCCGACCAACGTGCGCACCCCCAAGTACGACGAGGTGGTACGTGTGGGCGCGGAGAAGCGCACCTACAGCCCCGAGTCCGACCCGAAGGGCAAGGCGTTCCTCGCCGACGTCGTGCGCGGCACCGTCGAGGGCTTCAACGACTTCGAGGCACGTGAGCGCATCGTGCGCCACATGTCCGAGGAGCGCGTCGAGCGCGGTGAGCAGCTCACCCGTGCCGCCGGTTCGGCGGCGTTCGCAGGGCTGGTCGTCCCGCAGTACCTGACCGACCTGTACGCGGCCTCAGCGCGTGCGGCCCGGCCGTTCGCCGACGCCTGCCGCGGCCACGACCTGCCGCCCGAGGGCATGACCGTGAACATCTCGCGGATCACCACGGGCACCACCGTCGCGGTGCAGACGGAGAGCAGCGCGGTGTCCGAGACGAACATCGACGACACACTGCTCACCGTGAACGTGCAGACTGCCGGCGGGTCGCAGACCCTGTCGTACCAGGCTGTGCAGCGCGGCACCGGCGTGGAGGATGTGACCGTGGAGGACTTGATGTCCGCCTACGCGACCACCCTGGACTCGACGCTGCTCAACCAGGCCACCAACGGTCTGACGAACGTGGCAACGTCGATCGCCTACACCGACGCCTCCCCGACCGCGGCTGAGCTGTACCCGAAGTTGCTGGCCGGTGTGGCAGCGGTGGAGGCGGCCCTGGTCAACCAGGACCCGGGCGCAAACATCGCGGTCATGCACTCGCGGCGCTGGTACTGGTTGCAGTCGCAACTGTCGTCCACCTTCCCGCTGTTCGGTCAGCCCGGCGCGGCGTTCAACGTCGCCGGTGTGAACTTCGGCGAGAAGTACGGCCCCGGGTTCCGCGGCGTCCTGCCGTCGGGTGTCCCGGTGATCGTGGACAACAACGTGGCCACGAACCTCGGTGGCGGCACGAACGAGGACGAGATCTACTTCGTCTCGGCCAACGAGTGCCACCTGTGGGAGGACCCGGCCGCGCCGATGTTCATCCGCACCGAGACCGGCCCGAGCGTGAAGAGCCTCGGCATCGACCTGGTGGTGTACGGCTACTTCGCCTACACCCACGCGCGGTACAGCCACTCCCAGAAGATCAACGGGACTGGCCTCGTGACCCCTGTGTTCGCATAAGGGTCGACGTGACCGAAGGCGGCGGCGTCCTTCGTGGCGCCGCCGCCTGCCTCACCATCCATCCACGAAACGGAGTACACCATGTCCGAGGCCGCACAGGACCGCGCAGATTACGTGCGCGCACTCACCGAAGAGCGCCACGGCTACGAAGTGGCCGGCAAGACAGACCGGATCGCCCAGGTCGACGCCGAGCTCGCCCGCTTCGGTGCCGCTCCGGTGAAGCGCGTGGCACCCAAGAAGGCAAAGGCCGCCGATGTCTAAGTCGAACGCCACCGAGTCCGATTTCTTGGCCCTGACGTTCACGGCGACGGCGCTGCCGTGCTGAGTTGTACCTCGGGACCGCCAAGGTCAGCCCAGTAATGACCAGGGAGGCAGAAATGTCCGGCACCTCGGCGAACAGGCCCGGGATGAGCGCCGCGAGCGCCCCCGCCATCGCCGCCGCGCTGTCGTACGACGCTTCGGTGGGCTACGACTACCCGGTCGACTACGACGCAGGCGGGTACGTGCCGGCCGCGTCGTCCATGAGCCCGGCCTAATGAGAGGAGCCCCAACGCATGGCGACCTATGACCTTGGGGACGTGGTTGCTCTTGCCGTCGAGATTCGGGATGCGGCTGGGGCACTGGCGAATGCTGGCAGCATCTCGCTGAGCGTCACGCTCCCCGACGGCACGGCAACAGTCGTAGCGACAGCGAACCCATCCACGGGAAAGTACACCGCCAGTTACACGCCGACCCTCCCGGGACTCCACAGCGTGCTGTGGACGGCCACCGGCGCCAACGCCAGCGCGTTCCGCGACTCCTTCACCGTCCTGCCAGCCAGTGTTCCGTTGGTCAGCCTCGACGACGTCAAGGCGCGGCTGAACATCACCAATACCGACAGCGACGAGGAGCTGCGCCGGATCATGGCGGCGGCCACGGGTCGCGCGGAGCAGCAGACGGGCCGGGCGCTCGCGCAGCGCAGCCTGACGCAGACCGTGGACATGACATGGAAGCCGTCGATCAGTCTGACCGTGCCCACCCCGGCCCTGCTCAGTGTCACGGCTGTTACCGAGGACGGGTCGAGCGTGGCCGCCAGCGACTACGAGGTCAGCCGCGACGGGCAGGCCCTGCGCCGCCCCGATGGCACCAAGTGGGCGGGTGTGGTGGCGATCACCGGGACAGTCGGGGTGTCCGGCGGGGACCTCGCGATCGCTCAGCAGGCGGTGCTCGAGCTGGTGGCTCACCTGTGGGAGACCCAGCGCACCCCTATGGGGCGCAATGCGATGGCCGGCCCGACCCCCGGGATGGGGTACGCGCTTCCCAACCGGGTCACCGAGATGCTTGAGCCGCTCATCCTGCGGGGCTTCGCGTGACTGCGTCGATGTGGCCGACCGTCGTTGATGCGGTGGTCGATATTCTCGCCGCCACGAACCTGGGCGGGGCGCGAGTGTTCGACGGCCCGCCGCCGGCCGATGATGCCACCCTGCTCGGCGTCGCGGTCGGGATGCCGACGTTCGACGGCGGCGAGGACACCTCAGGCCGCATCGAGCAGGTGTGGGAGGACGCTGGCCCTGCCCCGATCGCCCACCGCCGCGAGACCGGGACCATCCGGTGTTCGGCGTGGGCCTGGACCGGAAACGACTTCGACTTCGCCACTCTGCGCGCCAGCGCGGCGACGCTGCTCGATGCGGTGTGGGCGGCACTGGCCGCCGTGCCGAATCTCGGTCTGCCCGAGGTGGTCGGCGTGCAGATCCTCGACGAGGCCGAATGGGTGCAGCGCCAGGACGAGCGCGGCACCACCTGCGAGGCGATGTTCCGCATCACCTACGTCGCCGTATTCAACTGACCCCCCCATCCTGCTCACTACCGAAGGAGGCGCGGCATGGCCCGCGAATACCGCAACATCACCGGTCAGACGGTGTGGGTCCCTGACGCCCACCTGTCCGGCCACATCGCCAAGGTCGAGGCCGACGGCATCTACAGCGCCGCGGCCGGCGACGACCGCGAGTTCTCTCCCGCCAACTGGGAGGAAGTCACCAAGGCCGCTAAGGCCGCAACCAAGAAGGAGAACGGCTGATGGCTATCGGCAGCGGCCTGGGCAGCCAGGTTGGGTTCAGCACCGAGTCGACGTGGGGCACCCGCGTGGCTCCCGCCAAGTTCGTCCGTGGCACCGCCTACGCCGCGAACCGCGCGCAGAACCGCGTGCAGGGCGAAGGCATCCAGGCGGGCGTGATCGGCAACATCGGCGCCCACTACGTCGAGACGACTGAGGCCGGCGAGGGTTCGGTGTCGCTTGACGTGCAGACCAATGGCATGGGGCCGTTGTTGCAGGCGCTCACCGGCGGCACGTCCACGATCACGCAGCAGGCCGCGTCCGCGGCGTGGCTGCAAACCCACACCCTCGGTGACCCGCTGAAGTCGCTTACCGTGCAGGTCGGCACCCCGTACCGCACCGGTACCGTGTTCGTGCAGGAACTGCAGGGCGCCAAGGTCACGTCTGCTGAGTTCTCCTGCAGCGCCGACTCCCTGCTGACAGGCTCGTTCAACTTCGACGCCAAGAAGTACGACTCCTCGCAGACGCTGGCGACCGCCACCTACACCGCCGCGAAGCCGTTCCACGGCAAGCAGATGACCGTCAAGGCGGGCACGTTCTCGTCCGAGGCGGCACTGTCCGGGGTGAAGTCGGTCTCGCTGTCGTGGAACAACGCAATGGACACCGAGGACTACACCGCCGGCGCGACCGGGTTGAAGGCCGAGCAGATCCGCAACGGCGTCACCACCATCACCGGCTCACTGTCGGTGGACTGGCTGACCACGACCAAAACCGCGCTCGAGGATCTGCGAGTCGCGAACACGTCCACGAGCCTCGTGCTGAAGTGGACCGGGGCGCTCATCGCGGCAACGTACTACGAGGACCTGGAGATCTGCCTTCCCGGCGTGTTCTTCACCGGCGACGCCCCGAGCATCTCGGGTGCCGACGTGGTCACCGTCGACTACGGGTTCGAGTGGAAGTACGACGGCACCAACTTGCCGTACATCAAGTACATGTCCACCGACGCCACCAGCATCGGCTGACCTCACACCCGACTCGCCCCGGGTGCACGACTCCTCTCCGTGCGCCCGGGGCGGACCCTGCCTTACCGCCCCCTTGAGAGGAATCGAGAGGAGATGGACAAGATGGCGAAGTTCAAACTGGCGCTGGGCGAGGACTCCTGGGTTCTCGACCTGGGCACGATGAAGGTGTCCGAGGCCGAGCAGTGCGAGTCCATGACCGGCTGGGACGTGGAGAAGTGGCGCGACTCGCTGGTCGAGAACCGCGCCCGCGCCGTGAAGTGGGCGGTGTGGCTGGCACGCACCCGCGCGGGCGAGTCGGTGTCCTATAAGGATCTCGACTTCGACATGGCCGCCCTCGACTGGGTGCTGCTCGATGACGACGGCAACGAACTGCCGCCGCCGGACCTCGGAGTGACCGAGGAGGACGCCGCTGAGGTCCCTACTGGGCAGCCGGAGGAGCTGACGCTCCCCGCCGGCGAATAGCAGACGAGGTCGCCACCTACGGCCCGCTGATGTTGCACATGTACGGGGTGAGCGAACAGCAGATCCGGGACGGGTGGACCGTGGCGCAGTTCCGCGCCTACCGCGACTTCGCACTGGAGTTGATGAAGAACCGGAGACTGTGATGCCCGCAGGCGGTTATGTCATCACCAGCGACGACGTGAAGAACCTTGCCAAGGTGCTGCGGGCGGTATCCCCGCAATTGGGCCGCGAGATGCGCAGGGCGGTTCGCGAGGCTGCCCGCCCCGTGATGACCGACATGAAGTCGACCATCGGAGGCAATGCGATGGCCGCCTACGGGGGTGGGCCACACGCCTACGACGGCCCGACCGGGCCGGGTGGGATCACCGCCAAGATGCAGAAGAACATCCGAATCCGCGTCTCGGGCGGCAAGGTGCGCATCTATGTCCCGGCCGCCGGTTCGGTCGGCAAGATCGCAGCCAGCATTGACGCCGGCAAGCCCTGGCGGCACCCGGTGATGGGCAACCGCAAATCGTGGGTGTCGCAGACCGGGTCGGCGTCCGGATGGTTCACCGACACCGCGCACCAGCACTTCCCGCAGGTGAGCCGGGACATCAAGGACGTGCTTGACGAGTTCGCGGCCAAGGTCGCGGGGATGGTCTGAGGAGGATTCGGGTGGCCGGTACGCAACTGTTCTTCGACATCCTGGCACGAGACCACGCGTCGGCGACCTTCAACAAGGTCGGCGCGGCCGCCGCCGCACTCGGCAAGCGCACCGACCAGGCGGGCCGATCGCATCAGGCGTTCGGCAAGATCGTCCGCTGGACCGGTGGGATGCTGTCGGCCTACGGTGTGGCGACCTACCTGAAGTCCTCGATGCAGGAGTACGCGAAGGCCGAGGCTGCGCAGAACCGGCTGGGCAACTCCTACAAGCGCTTCCCGAAGATGCAGAACGCCACGCTGGCGTCGTTCAAGGAACTGAACAAGCAGCTGATGCTGCACACCCAGTTTGACGACGACGACGCTGCGGCGATGCAGGCCAACCTCGGCCGGTTCGATCTGACCGGCAAGCAGATTCAGAAGTTGACGCCGCTGGTCGCCGACCTGGCGCAGGTTCAGGGCACTGACCTTGTCACCGCCGGTTCGGCGATGGGTAAGGCGTTCCTCGGGAACACTCGTGCACTGAAGGCGCTGGGCATCTCCTACACGGCCACCGGCAACAAGGCCAAGGACTATCGCAACATCGTCGACCTGATCAACCGCAAGGTGGGTGGGGAGTCCACGAAGGCCAACCAGACGGCCGCGGTCAAACTCAAGATGCTTGAGAACCAGTGGGGCGAACTGAAGGAGACCGTGGGGCAGGCGGTGCTCCCGGCGTTCAACAAACTGGCGGCGGTGGCGGGTCCGGCGATCACGGACCTCGGCGAGGCTGTGGCGCGGAACATGCCGCAGATCGAGCAGACGTTTCAGGATGTGTGGCGCGCGGCGTCGAAGTTCGGTGGGGCGCTCAAGGGCATCTGGGACGGCTTCTCGTCCATGCCGCCGGATGTCCGCAACGTGCTGCTGACGTTGGCTGGCGGGACGTGGGCGTTCGGCAAGATCAAGGGTTCGGCGATCGGCAGCGGCATCGCGTCGATGTTCTCCGGGTTGAAGACGATCACCGCCGGGAATGTGACGGTGGTCGGTAAGACGGTCACGGGCACCCCCGGTGGCGGCAAACCCGGCACGGGTCTCCCCGGCGGTGCTGTCGGCAAGACTGGCGCCGCAGGTGCCCTCGCGCTGCTCGGCACTGCTGCTGCTGCGTCGCTCGTCACTGTCGCCGCGGGTGCGTTGTTCTACAAGGTGATGGGCCCTGAGGCGAAACGACGCCAACAGGGCGGCAACCCGACTATCTACAGCGGGCCTGGTGCGTCGCGTTCGATCACCACGTCCAAGACACCGCTCACGCGCACCGGGCAGGCGCAAGCCGACAGGTGGGCCGCTCGCGCAATGGCTGACTACGCGTATCAGGCGAAGCAGGCCGCCGGCGCCGCCGGTACGCTCGCAACGCGGGTCCGACTGCTGCCGAAGCCTGCTCGTGAGGCTGCCACTGAGGCGAACAAGGTCGCCGCGGCGATCAACAAAGCGGCTCAGGTGAAGGTCGCCAAGATCACCGTCAAGGGCGCCAAGCAGGCCGCCAACGAGGCCGAGGACTTCGCCAACAAACTCAAGCGCATCCAGAACAAGGACGCGCGGGTGACGGCCAAGGGTGCGCGTCAGGCCGCCAATGACGCGGTGAACTTCGCCAACAAACTTAAGACGTTGCCCCGCTCGAAGGACACGAAGGTGTCCGCGCCCGGCGCCACTCAGGCCAAGTCCCAGGTCGACGGGCTGCGCAACTCGATCGCCGCGCTGCAATCCAAGACGATCGACATCCGTACCCGGTACATCACCGAGGGCCGCCCCGGCAAGCAGGCCATGCAGGCCTCCGGCGGGTACATCTCCGGGCCGGGCGGACCCACCGACGACGCGATCCCGGCGTGGCTGTCCAACGGTGAGTACGTGATTCGTGCCGCCGCGGTGCGCCGGTACGGCGTGGGCACGTTCCACCGCCTCAACGCGATGGGGTTCGCCGAGGGCGGCTACGCGCAGGCGAAGAAGGACGCCAACTGGCAGCAGCGGCTCGCCAAGTTCATCAGCAAGTACCAGCTCGGCGCAGACGCCGCGGACTGGCTGGCAGGACTGGAACGCAAGCCCGCCCGCCGGTTCATGAAGCACCCCAAGCAGATCGGCAAGTTCGCTCGCCGCGCGGGCGCTGTCGGGGCGTACCGTTCCGCGGCCGATGCGCAGCGCGCCTACGACGCGATGCTCGGCGACATGGGCT